CTCTCAGACAAAAGATTGAGCCCATCCCCTGGACGCGATCTAACAAGGAAGGATATCCACGTATTCTAGGTAAGGTTTTTAAGACCGAACTTAGACACACAGATATTCGACGAGTTATCATGGCACTTAGTGTCATGAGAACTGTAGAAGATTTAACATTACCAATATCAAAAGATATTAGTTCTGTTATCGAACCTCAAAAATTCGATGACAGTGTTTTATCTCCTATACTTGATTTCATTCCTGGATGGTTAGAAAGGATTAAAATCCAATTTAACAAACCAGTGATGAAATATCACTTCAGTTGTAAGAACGGTCCTAATGGACACGCCTTACACAGAAGCGATTTAGATATATCGGCCGTTATAAATGATCCGCTAATATACAAAGCAATCCGTGACGTAGAAGGAGCGCTAGGTGATTACAGCCCGATGGAAGTATATGGGATCAATCCTGATCCAACATACATCCATTCAAGACTTAATCAGATTTCTGATAAAGCCGGGAAAACAAGGACTATTGCAATCATTGATTACTATAGTCAAAGATGTTTAAAGCCTCTTCATGATTTTCTCATGAAGACTTTAAGATCTCTTGTTTCGGACGGTACTTACTCACACCAAAACGTTGGAAAGTATGCGCAACAAACAACCCTTGAAAAGGGGTATATTTATTGTGCGGACCTAACAACATTTACGGACCGTTTTCCAAGAGAAATTCAAAGAGTTTTACTCAAAGAAATTGTCAAAGAAGACGTTCTGTCTGATGCTTGGTGGACACTCCTTGCGGAGCGTACATTTAAGCTTCAGTGGAGTGATGAACGAGTGACCTACGCCTGTGGGCAACCAATGGGAGCCTACGGTAGTTGGGCACTATGTTCACTAGCACACCATCTTGTTGTGGAATACTGTGGATATTTAGCGGGAGTCAAAGACATTAAAACGAAATATCGTCTTATTGGCGATGACGTAATTATAACGGATAGAGGAACAGCAGAAAATTACCAGAAGTTAATCTTGGCACTTGGTGTCGAGATAAACTTTGGTAAAACTGTCCAATCAGCCGAGGCCTCAGAATTCTCTGGAGCTGAAGTTGCTAAACAGTTATACCTTAATGGTACCTGCTTAACCCCTATAACACCAGGATTCATCCGAGACCTTAAGAAACCATACATGTTCAATACATGTTTGAGTACTCTTAAATATCGATATGAATTCTTTAGTTCCGATTTACCGATTTTGCTAGCAAAATCTTTTTACCGTTACGGTAAAGCGACTAAGCTGGCATGGTTGGTGGCATCTAACCCTACTGGAGGAGTCATCAAGCCTGATTTCTCAGGTTTTGAGGACAATTCCCCATGGGTCTCAGTTGAGTATGATCGATTCGTCACAGAATTATCTATGACGGTTATCGACAGATTCAACATGAAATGCTACCAGAACTCAGAAGCTTCAATGAAGTTTATGATGTCTGGCAGGAGTCCTTGGGAGGACTCGGCTCGAATCGAACCGCGATGCATCAAGCATGTCTCTAGAGACTTGCAAGCTGCACTTTATGACTTCACAGAGAAACTGGATCAGTTATTTTATAACCCAGATGATCTTGAAGCCATAGCGATTGGTCTTGACTTTATCCCGGATCCCTATCTGCCTTATCGACAGAAGAAAGAAACGAGACAAAGACGAATCTCTTTGATTTTGCAGGAGGTTTATAACCGAGTGCAAATTCAAAAAGAAGAGGAGACTCCTATTAAGATTATTGGATGGAATTACTAGTCCCAAGCAACTTTCAAAGAAAGGATCGAAC